GGTGTTTCCCCGGTTTCGTACTCTTGGTTTAACCACCCAAGAAGGAATCCGAGTTAACAAAATTTACCACGATGTTCGATTGCAATGACGAAATTTAACAGCAATCGGTCGAGTGGATAGCCCCATACAAGTAAAAGATTGTAGTGGAGGAATGGTGCCGCAAAGTTCAACCAAAGTGGAGAACTCACGTTTAATGCCTATCGTGAGTCAACCCACCGGTGTAGAGCGGACACAACCCATTTATCCGTCACAAGACAAGGCAAGATATTTTTATCTCGCCAAATATGATTGATTCTCTTATTTGGTTAAATTATTAATCGCCGCTTTATTTAAAAACGCATCCGAAGATAACGGATTAAACAAATTTCAACAAAAACAACAACCGTCCTCTGCAGGTTCGAAATATAACCAAGCAGACGACATGGCAGGAATGCAAACCATTTCAAATACCATTAGTAACTTTGGTAGTGGCCCACGCCCTGTGATCGGCGGGCTCACGGATGAGCAAGAAAAATATTATTTTTTACGTGCAAAGCAGTCTAAGGACGCACAAGATATCGCAAATACTGAGGCACGTGCCGCCCATGACGCATCTAAAATGCGCCAGCAAGCCCTCGATGAAATGAAGAGCCGTACAAATACAACTGCGCCCACTGGGCGTCGTCTCTTTTCGGAGCCAGACATCATTACCATTGATGAACGATCTGAGAATGACTTTGAGCATTTGAATCGATACGAAAAGGAGCACCCTGTGCTTGACAAGATACCGGGATTTACCGGTATGGCTACTAAAGCATTCCATGATTATATGGATTCAAAACAACCGATATCCCGAGCAACTGAGAAGCGCTTAAGGGATGATCGGCAGAAACAAACTGATGATGAGATGAAGGATTACTATAAATCTGATTTGTTCAAACGAAACAAGCGCGCCCGTCCTGGCTACGTGTTTTTGTCTGGCCACAGCTCCAAGGCGCAACCAAAAGTATCCAATGATTGGCATCCTACATCTGAATCAATGAACAAATTGCAACATGCGCTCGTCGGCAACCAAGCTGGTAAGATGAAATCCAAGGCCTCAAAAGCTAGCACTTTGTTGGGCTCACGTCCCAAGTTGTCTGCACGTCCAACCAAACCCCCCGCTAGATCCGCTCGAAGCGTTGCCCCCGCAGCAATCAAAGCTGTAGTCAGGCGCGATGTGAAAAGCACCATTAAAATGGGTGGTGTAATGGGTGGTATTACCAAGTTTAAACATACTGATTTTTTAGGTTTGATAACTGAAGGTAATTCTTTAACTGTGCCACTTACAACTTCATATTTGATGAATGCTGGCGAAATCACCTTCCCTTTTGGCAGACGCATCGCACGTAACTTTCAAAGATACAGAATCACTAAATGTACTGTTCGCTTTGTCCCCATTGCTTATCCAGGGGTGAACGCTGTTACTGCTGGGGACGTCAATTCGCAAGGATCCATGACATTATTATGGAACTGTTGCCCTACTGATGATCCACCTACCTCACTTGTTGAGCTCATGAATTACCCAGCACATTGGAGGAAGACCTCATTATGCACTAATCCTTTGTCCCTTGTATTACCTGTGCATGAATCCGGTATTTTACAAAATGGTTCAGAATGGTTTTATACTCGACCATATTCTGTCCAGATAGATGAAGATCAAAGGTTGACTGATTATGGTCGCCTTCACATATGTCGTATTGCTGGTAATTCTGGTAATATATCTGGAGCTTCTAACCTCGGATATATTTATCTTGATTACGAATTTGAACTCGCTCAACCTATGCTTTCAGGCAGTATCGGTACTGATCAAGGTAGTTCAGGTTATCGGTTTCTTAGCTTGGTCACCGGCACGGCTTACTTTGTTAGCCCTGCCGCTCTTGCTTCCAACCCTTTTCCTTTACACTTTCCTACGACAAGTTCGTTCATTATACCAGAAGCTGGTAGATATATAGTCACCTACTTCACTCAGGCTGTCACGTCTGTTAGTGCAAGCGTTGGTTTAACTGCGGGTACCAATTGTACGGCGGTTAACATGTTCCCACTTACTGGGACTACGAATACAAGTAGTTTTGTTGCTGCTTCCACCGCTTCAGAGACATTGTCTCTTTGCGTCGATGTTGTCTCCAATGGTACACAAACCGGGGGTACCGTCACTACTACTGGTGTTCTTACCATTGTTGGCACTTGCTCCGGCTTTTTATTCGTCACCTGCGTTCCTAGTTCTTTCCAATTTGGCACTTCTAATTCCAGTAAACTCTTAGAAAACTTAACTAGTAAACTTCGAGACATTACCCAGAGAGTCAAGCTTATGCAGCTGTCATCTGATGAAAAAGAGGCAGAAAACGAACGTTTGTGTGAGGTAGTAGAGGAGCAGAATGATTTTCATCCCGTGACACTCACTGCTTCAAATCCTCCACCCACAAAGTCCATCCAACCTACTGTGCCTGCAACAGCAACTAGGAAGGGATACTTTTAATGTGCCCCCCACGTTGTTGCGGGGGCTATCTGTGGGAGTATATCAAGCTCAAATTGAAACGCAGATCTTATAGCACAACACAATCACAAGTTTCGCATTTAGGCAACTATATGTCTACTAGTGATGGTTTTGTTCGTATATAATAAAAATAATAAAAATGTAAAATAAAGATAAATAAACAAATAAAATTAAAATATAAAAATAAAATAATGTTAATGTAAATTGTATAAAACAAACAAAAATTTTTTCTTTTTTCTTTTTCATGAGTGGTACTCGTGGAATATTTTTTAGATGAGAGTAGAATGATTTTCTTTTACACTATCTGATTTTTGGTCTTTCGTTTATCTCCGGCCCCCTTTATTGGGCCACCCCCTTCGCGCAAAAAGCAATATGCAGCGCATTGAAGGAGTACTTCGTACTTTGGGTGTTCTAGGTACCAACCGCTTAACTTGCTATTCCCGATGACGGACATGCAGGGCGGATGCTTAGAGGTAGGAAATAATGATTGTGTAGCCGAAAGGGGCATTTTCCAATCTTCTGGTGTGATCGTTCGATCTCCCACATGTGATGCGTGACTACGAGTGCAGAGGCTGAGGTTTGACAACCAAGATGCTTGCTTAAGGCTTAATCTACACACGCGAATCACGCTATTCAACGCATGCAGTTATCTGGTTTTTTAACCGGAGGTACGTACTGAGACTCGTACCATGTCTCCCGTGGGCTAGTAACCCGTGGGGTAACGCTTATAATTAGCTCGCATTTTAATTGATTCATTGAAATGTTAAATAATTGAATCGCTGAACCAAACAAACAAACGTCCCCCGTTTCTGATGATAAAGGAAACACATATAAATACAGGTACAAGTCGGGCGACGTGGCGTCGCTGCCCGACAAACACGCATGGAAGGCTGATGGTTATGTAGAGGAAGATAAAACTGAAAAACCATATAATAAGCACCAGCGTGACATAGATAGGTACGTCTTAGGCAAGAACAAAAAACCTAAGACTAAAAAGAGGGTCAATAAGCAATTTGACTCCACATTAGGGTACCCCGGTGAGGGACCCATTGAATTGGCCGAGATGCGCACATGTGATTGTGGTATCGATTGCATGATTGCCGGTCATTTTCACGATGACAACGCCCCTTTATCTGGTTTTAGCCGGAGAAAGAAAGAAGGGGAGGGGTCAGGTGGTAAAGGAGAGAAACCACGGAAAGAAAAGAAGTATGTTAAGTGTGTCCATACTGCAAATATACAGTGTCAAAAATGTGAGCACGCGCACGATAAGAAGCAACGAATCGACTCCGTTGCTACACTCACATTTGTTCGTAAGTATCAGGATGAGCAAGATCAAAAAGGTGAACGTCAAAAAGAAATTGAGCTAACACCAATTCAGGATTTGTCGGCTTTTGCAGATCCTAAGAGTCGTGCCATCACACCTGAACCTGCACGCTTGGATGTTCCCCAAAGTGAGTACGAGCAGGCTGTGAAGGAGCACGACCTTGCGTATGATCAATATATTAAAGATTTAGATTCCCTTGTAGCCCTTGAAAATGAACAAGAACTCGACGAGGCTATGATTTATATTGAGACGCCATCTGTGCCCACGGCACCACGACTCACTAGTGCAGAAAAATGGTGGAATAGACCGGCTGAGGAGATCGAGCTTGTTAATTTCGATCGCAGCGCCACCAGGTACACACCCCTTGAGGATTTTAATGCTACGGCATACCCTGTTGTTACAACTACAGGAGAAACAGCGTTAGCTGTTAACTCACCACCTTTATTGAAGCCCGCCGGCTCGATGATGTTTAATAATTCATGCGCGCCACAACAAACAATTAGTAAGGTGTATATATTTACCACCCATGGTTCTTCAGGTGATGACACCTTTTGGTCACGCTTTGCAGACGTTGTCCTTAGCACTCTCATGACTAAGCGGACATCTGTCGTGCAGAACCACCGGCTCGCTAGTTCCTCAGCCACGTTGACAAACACTCTTCAGGATTGTTTCACTTCGTGGATTACCGGGGACCGGGCATGGTTCAAAAGTAACGGCAAAACATACATTGAACACTTTATGTTGATATACCCATCTTGTTATCTTGGTGAGGTTTATCAAGAGTGTGTTGATGTTGTTATGCGTGATGCAAATTTGGCACGTCGCAAACTCGTCGCAACCGATGGGTTATTTGCTGACATCACCACCGTTGTCGCTAGCGTAGTGAACACCCACGCTTTACGCGATTTTTGGATTGCCGATACCACCATATATGTTAATACATTAATACACATCACAAATCAGTTAGTCTTGCGCGGGTTGCAGTTGCACGCCGCAACACCACAGATCACGAAGAACGTAGTCCGCTCTTCACGCATCACTGACTCACCAGTTATTCGACGAATTGTAAACGCTGTTCGGAACTTTCAACCAGCACCAGTTTTTCGTCACGCGGGTCTACGCATAACGTCCTCGAGCGTAGACCCGTGTTTTGCATAGGTACCTCAGACTGTCCACCCGACAGTCTGGGCACCTTTAAATACAATAACATGTTCAAGATTATTAAAGGCGCCGAGTATTTTAAAAATGGAATACTCAACTTTCCACCCTCCACCACACCCCCCACACAAAACAAAAATCAGGATATTTGGTGCGACGGATCCTATCGCACAATTTTCGGACCATCAATATCTCATGACGGTGTGATTTACGCAAATAATGACAAGAATGTATCATTAGCTTTTTCACGCCTCACCGCATCACGCTTACCTGATTGCCCAGGCATGCATGATCATCTAAAAAATGTACAACGGCATTACATAAATAATAATAAATCATTTCTTTCTTCTCTACGTGACAAATACACTACTTACTTCTCAGCTTATAATGGAGCAGATTTAGAGGCGTTAGCTCACCATGACGATCCTCACCAGAAGCGAGCTTTGCGCAAGCAAGCTTGGGATGAACTTAACGCCACTGGCGATAGGTACGTTCCTGATCGATGGGTGACTAGCGTAGGATATAAAATGAAGAAGAATGAGATAGCAAAACCTAATAAGGTACCACGAATGATAGGTGATCTCGGAGTTTCTGCATCACTTTGGGGTTTTTACTTGACTAAACTCTTGAAAAATGCCCAAGCTAGTGAGATCATCACTGTTCAACAAGTAGACATCCATTTTGTAGCTTCTCCAGCACCGGATGTCTTACAGCAGGTTTTTCGTACACTCATTGAACCTGTATCACGTGGCTATTTTGTGTGTTTCTCGGATGACTCTTGTTTTGCCATACGGCATAATAATGAAGTACATTGGTACAATGTGGATATTTCTAAATGTGACGCCTCTCACACCGAGGCGTTATTTACTGCTATACAAGATATCACACCAACCATTGCATATGATGATATGTGTCAACTCACTGCACAGTGCGCTTTACCGCTACGCATCGTGTCTGTCGCTGATCCAAAGAATATTGTCTTATTGCAACCAAAACACCAATTGTTATACTCCGGCAGCACCCTAACCACAGCAATTAATACGTTGGCTTCCACCCTTATTGGGAAGGCCTTCGCTGAATGTGCTTACACTGGGCCAGATTCTCTTATTGCCGCCGCGCTTACAGTTGGATACATCATCACCCTCGATCGTTGTCACTGCATTGAGGATATCCAATTTCTTAAACATTCACCGGTTCTCGACCTACACGGGGCCATTCAACCACTCTTAAACTTGGGCGTTTTATTGAGGCTGTCTGGCACTTGTGATGGTGACCTCCCTGGGCGTGGGGATATAATTAAACGCGCTCTTTCTTTCCAGAATAGTTTACTTACAGGAGCGTTTCCATACGCTACCTTCAAAATTTTGGAAAATTTAAGAAGCAGAACCGAACCAGCAACCCAAGCCTCCACATCAGCATGTGAGAGACTTTTCGAACATAAAGTTCTCAAAGTACCTAATTTTGAACCTTTTGTTGTCGATGAACAATCCATGTATCGTAGGTATCGTCTGGACGATCTCGACATTAGTGATTTGCTGGAATTTTCAAGAGCTGGTGTGCTACACCACTTCGCGGGCGACGCCGCCACCAAAGTCCTGATCAAGGATTATGGCTTGAAATCTTTGAGCAACTAAGGAGTTGCTCATTGCCCCCTACTTTTCTCTCTCTTCCTCCCCCCCCCTGGACTGGGTGATACGTCTACGCCACTCTATTTAAATAGAGTGGGACTGAACAGGTGACCTGGC